TCAGTTGTCAGGGTGCTCGCTCGCTACTGAATCGGCAGCGTCTACGTCCGACATATCTTCCTCCAGAGGTGCCTCGTCGTCCGGTGGCGACGGGATGTTATCTTCATCACGCTTTGGATCATGACCTGTCTCGTTGTCCGTGCCGCGCGTTACTGCCTGCTGTGAAATATTGCCTGGGGCGTTCTCGTTGATTTCCATGCTGGCTCTCCGTTCTCACGCCCGGGATATCCGCGCTTAAAGATGGGAGTCGGCTGGTCGCAGTGAGTGCCGAGTAGTGGACGAACGGCAAAAGCCAAAAGCCCGGTCGAGTGCCGAGGCTCGTAAAGTGTTATACATCAGGTTCGAGCCAAAAGCGGCAGCTAGGCGGGCGGGACACTTTCGATATACTCGGTAGATAACCGGAGTAAACAGGAATGGACCCCAGATGAAATACCTAGCGATCCTCATAGCTTTTGCAACTCTCGGCGCTTGTTCGGCGTACAGCCCCGGACAAAGCGACCCTGACATCAAGGTTGGCGGCTTCCAAATCAGCTGCGATGCAGTGCCGGCAAATCAGCCTGGCTGCTATTCGGCACCACCTTCTAAGAAACCTTCAGAGAAAATCAACTTGCAGCCTGATAGAAGCTGACTCCATAGAGCCGAACTAAACGAGGCTTTCTCTAGGAAATAAATAGCCCGCTCACCGACGCCATCAAGAAATCCCTATCGATGCTTGGCTTCAGCGCCGACGAGATCGAACGCCTGGCCGAACTCAAACGGATCAAGTCCGACAGCGTGTCGCAGATCAGCGAATACTGGCGCCGCAACATGGAAGCTGACAACAACAAGCGATCAAACGGCCGCTGTTCACCATTATTCTGGCAGTGGGCAGTGGGCAGTGGGCAGTGAGCGGGCACACCTGTACAAGAAAGCGGGAAAGGATGGACAGAAGATCGCAGGCCATGCGAGCGAGGGCATGACCAGAAACTACCAGCGAGACTACAAGTAAATCAGATGGCCCGAGGCAATTACGGACCTGAATATCAGTGAAATCACCGGGTAGTTTTGCACAGCCACAAAAAAGCCGATCTACCTGATCGGCTTAAGTGTCTGATTTTACTCAGGAATAATGGTCGGGACGGAGTGATTCGAACACTCGACCCCTAGCACCCCATGCACGCAGCAACACCGTAAGCCCTTGTGAAATGGCTGTTTTTACTGGCGCTCGCTGCAATCGAATGCCCACAAGAGCTTACAAGTGCGTGAGAGAGTCACGCAAAAGTCACGCACCCTCCCCGGCGTCCTGCCGACGAACACCACTCCCAAAACTTACACACCTCGATTACTGTACGCACATACAGTATTTGAGAATCACGCTATGAACGTTGACATGGACACCGAAGATTGGCTCGGTTGCCCCACTCCGCTGGAGATGTACCAGCACCAATGCTCAATCCTCGTGGATGAGCTGGTGGAGACTGAGCGTATGCTGCGTCGAGCGCGGGCGAATATCGCTGGCTTGGTGCAGATGAATGACCTGCTGATGACTGGAAAGGCNGAGACAGAAGCAAAGCTCGCTGAGGCACTTGAAAAGNTCAGCACGCTGGAAGAGCNGTACTCGTTTGCCTCGGTGCAAAGCGTGAAGATTNTCACCGGGCAGCGCGACCATTTGCTCAGGGAGAATCAGCGACTGCTGGTTGAGCTTAGCGTGTACAAGCAGCCATTAGCCTAAGNCTTTGAGAAATACCACATGACGAAAGCCACGGCGGCAACCCAGCCGAGCGTCAGAAGAAACGAGAGACCTGCAAGCCGCCTATCCATCTCGCCCTATCAATAGTTCATTGAGCCCAGTAAGAACGCACCTACAGAGACTAGTTCAGTTGCCTCAATGCGCAATCCCTCTGACGTACGCCTGGCACGCACGCAAGGCAATTATTGCGTTATCGCCGGCATCGGTGATGGCGATAATTCTTTGAGCATGCGCTGGGTCAAGTTGGGCTCGACGGGCTGCATGAACCACGCCGACGGCGCCGGGGGCGGTAGGCACGTTGCAGCCACTGGCTGAATCCTGGATGAGGACTGACAGCCGGACATCAGCAGTGGCAAGGCGATCACGCAGGCGAGCCTGATTGCGTTGGGCATCGAATAATTCCTTGGTGTGTTGTTGGTCGGATTCGGTCAGGCGCTGCTCGAGGGTCAGGCGCTTGACGGTTTCTTCGCTGGCTTGCTTTGCCGCTGCCGCACTGACCTCCCCCCTTTCCTTCTCGAACTGCCCGGCCTGCTCGGCCAGCTTTTCGCCCATGCGCCAGTCCTGTACCTGCCAGGCCGCGCCCGCGGCACCGGCCATCAGCACCAGAATCAGCAGCACCAGTCCGCCCAGCTTCTGTACCGGCGTCATGCCAGCGCCCGCCGCACGCCTTCGGCCAACACCGCATCAGGGTAGGCATAGCCTGCGTTCTCATGATGGATTATCGCCTTGACGAATCCTGCCATCACAGCCGGCTGGGCCAGGTCCACCTCGGCGCCAGGTCGGGTGCCGGTGTTCGCTTCAACGGCACGCACGTACGCGGCTGTGTCGTTCTCTACCGACGGCGCCCACCGGCTGATGATCGCTTTCACGGTCTTCAAGCCATGCTTGCGCTGGTAGGTCAGCANCAGCTTGCCCAGGGCGCGGATACCGTTCTCGGCAGTGTCGAAGCGNGCGAAGCGCTTCTCAATGGCCGGATCTGGCTTGAGCTGTCCTTGCCATTGATTTGCCGGGTTGTAATCGATGTTGCCCGGGTTGCGGTTGCGCACCCCGCGACTTTCAGTAATTGGCATGGCTTTCTCCAGGCATAAAAAAACCCGCTCAAAGCGGGTGGCGGTGTACTGGTGGCTTTAGGCGTCTAAGGCGGAAGCGCTCACTGGTAGCGGATAGCGTGCCTTGATCGCGGCCACTGAGGTCAGCCACGCGGTGTAGTCAGGCTCAAGGCCACGGCTCAGGGCGTCGTAGTCGGCTTCCAGCCTGAGCGGGTCTGACTCGGACAGGTACGCAGCACGGCGCGAAGCCAGGACAGACTCAAGGGCGGCGCGCTCTTCATCCGCATGGCGCTGCTCGGCGGTAACCATCTTGCTGAAATCGATATTGCTCATTGGGGAAGACTCACATTGCCGTTAGGTGGGGCGACGATATCGGCGGGGAAGCAAGCTGAATTGGTTGCTTCAGGGCCGCATGGAAGCAGCAGGGTTACGATTAGATCCCCGTTGTACCTTGTCACATCGCCAACAACGAATTCGCAATCCACGGCAGACGCCGGCAAGACAGCACCTTCAGGCAGATCTCGAAAGTCGAACCGTTCGCCGTTGATTGTCAGCACATCATTACGCTTGCTAACACGCAGCTGATCATCCCGACGCTGTGGTGATAATTTTATGATCATTATTTCCACCTACCTATTGCCAGATAACGATATTCGTACGAGTAAGCAATGTTACTTCCCAGTGTCGTAAAGCTCGGAAACGATGAAGATGCCGACACGCCAGTATTTATAAACGCACCAATCAAGCCATAATTTTGCTTGGATGAATATATCTGCGCACCCTGGCCTGCGGTATAGAAAATCAGTGAGTTAGCGACATAGGGCGAACCCGAGAATGCATACGGCATAACTACAGAAGGCACCACAGATGCACCAGGGTTAACAGTCGCCGTCACGATAAAGGTGTTGAAGCAAATCAGGGTTCCATCTGCAAACTTTGTATACGTCCCATTTGAGTTTGTCTTTGTTTCGATGATACCGCCGTTCGGAATTCCGCCCAGATCAGCAACATCAGCAAGAATATTAGACCGCTGATAGAAGCTCTTGTAAATCTCATCCGTCATGGCGTTGATTTTAACGCCAGCCGTACGCGTGGTATCACCACCAACGCCAGTCGGAGCCGTCCCGAGGTTGATTTCCTGTCTTGCCATTGTATTCGCACCCGCGTGAGGAACACTTTAATTTAAACAACCACCTTCCCGAATACAGCTGCAAGCGAGAAGTATGTTGGGTTAGTAGCCGTAGTGACGCTGAATCTTATGAGTCCGGCCGGAAAGTCATATCTAAGACCTGTAGACCTAGATTCATTATTCCCAGCCATCATTGGCATTCTTGCGTTATTGATCATCAGATAGTCACCCAGGGCGTAGTTGAGTGGCACGGAGTACCAATTCGTTATCAGCCCTTGCTGACTCTGCTCTGAGTGCGTATAGGTCCAGTTTTGAACGGCTCTTGTGAATACAGCCGCCTGGACAGCAGAGTCAAAGATCTGCTTGCCGTCAGCACCCCACATCCTTAGCCCATATGACGCTAAAGGCTTCGACGAAAATGCGCCCACAAAAATGTTGCCCGAGTGGGCTTGCCCAGATGTGACCGTGGCGCCAGTCCACGCCCCCGCCGAACCTACTAGCAAAACACCTAACTGTATAAGCGATCCATTGTTAGGAGGCCTGATGAAAATTAGCGGCGGTTCCTGCGTATCCACCACATTCTGGAATGTGACTGTTACGCCAGCGCTGTAGGTGCCTTTATGAAAGACACACAACCTCGCATACTCAGAGTCCAGCGATATAGCTCCAGAGTAGTTAACAACCTGCAAACCATAACTCATCACGCCCACCTTGCTACAATCAGCCGCATCGTTGCGCTAGAAAACGAGTCAGTCGGTCTAGTCTTGAGAAAATTCCTAACGTAGACGATTTCAGAACCCATTTCACACTCTAACTGTCTATTCGCTGCAACTTGTGAGTTGTCATTGTTAATAGGCAGGAAGAAGCAAATAGAATTATCTGCATTACACCCCGGAACTGAAAACGTTCTAGTGCCGCCTCCGCCAGATGAGTATGAAACCAAAACAGACAAAACAATCCTGTATGTGGCGATACTCGTGTCGAACTCCAGCACGCCAGAAGAGGACCAAATCCTTAGGCCGGAACTCATTCGGTTTGATCTCCTAGTTGTAGCCGCTTTACACCACCCGCATCCCAAAAGCGCAACGACCTATTTGTCATCATTGATCTTCCTTGACCTGGAGCTACGCCGTTGATTTCAAACGTCCCATCGAAGAACAACTTCCAACCAGCCTTTCCTGGGTCATAGTTGTTCGACTGGATGTAGTTACCGATCTTGGCGTTGGTGATCGTGCCATTGCCAATGAAAGCATCAGCAATGATTGTTTGGCCGTTCTGGATGGCAAAAGGGAACTTGCCCGCCTGCCCCACTGCGAACCTGTCGGCATCGATGATGAACTGCGACTGCAACCCACCGGGACCGTTCTCTAGGCCCAGGCCGATACCCGCGTACTTGTAGAGCCCCGTGGGCGATTCGAATTGCATACGCACCGACCAGTTCGCCGTGACCTTGCCGTCGACCGTTTGAATAGCTGTGGCGTTGGTCTGGATTGCGAGCGTATTCCCGCCCACCGTCGTCTGAACTGTGTCGATGCGCTGGCCAAGCGCCTGATCCGCATTCGTCCGTGCCACGATTTCGCCCTGGACCGCCGAGGCATTACTCGCCGTCTGCGCTGTCACGGTGTCGATCCGAGTGGAAAGAGCGCCATCGGCATTGATGCGAGCGGTTTGCTCCGACAGCACAGCGGCAGCGTTCGCTGAGGTTTTGACCTCGACTGCATCCGTACGCTGACCTTGCACCAGGTCGCCCTCGATCAGAGCGGACTGAGTAGACCAGACACCCACATAGCTTGCCTCCGACCCCATCAACGCACTGCTATCGCCCTGGAGCGGAGGGTTCACCTGCAGGTATATGCCGTCAACCCGCTCTGCCGTGGTGGTTACCTTGCCGTCGAGCGTGGTGACCGAGGCCTTGAGCGTGCTAAGTCCGCTAGCCGTGGCATTAACCCCGCTGACCGGATCGTTAACCGTCGCCTTGACGGCGTTCAGTTGCGAAGCCTGGGCGGCAATGTCCTGACCGTGCTGCGTAATCGTCGAGGAGTTCTGTTGAATCTGGGTGGCCAGCGCATCAACCGTTTGCGCCACAGTGCCAATATCGAACCAGTACGTTGCATTTGGCGGTGCTACCCCAGCTGGGACATCTCCGCGGGCCTGGTACAAGTGCTGGCCAACCCGGACGATATTGCCAAGGGTATAAGCCTTGGCAGGGTCGTACTCGAGCGCGTCAACGATCTGGTCAATCAGCCCTTCCAGTTCGTCCTTGGCTGCTTCGATACGTCCGTTGACTGAGCCAGGACCATTGCCGTCGATAAGATCGATGCGGTCTTTCAGTTGCTGGCCAAGGTGCGTGTCGTCGATCTGCCCCTTGATCTGCTCAAGGATTGGCCCAGCATCCGAACTGGCCTGCCCCATCACCCCATTCACCACCGGATAGAACGGTCCAATGTTGCCGGTACGGTCCACCAGGCGCGCCCAGAAGAACAGGGTTGCGCCCGCCAGCAGCGACTGCATACGGTAGTCAGCCTGTGGATATGCCAGGTCGGACAGCTTCGTCGCGGCGGGCAGGTTGTTTGCCGGGCCGTACCATAGCTCGGTGCGCTGGGTGTCTTCGGCACCTGGTGGGAAGCCCCATTTGATGCCGATGCCGAACAGCTCGCTGGTGGTGGTCAGGAACGACACCGCCGGCGGCAGGCCGGTCTTTCCTTCAAGGTTGGTCAGGTTGGAACTTTTCCAGATCGACGAGATTTCAAACGCGCTCACCGCACGCACCCGGGCCAGGTAGGCGCCCGAGTAGATGCCAGTGACATCGACGCTCGTCGAGCCGGTGCGCTGCACCTTGATCCAGTTGCCGCTGTCCTTGCGCCACTCCACGTCGTACGCAACGGCGCCGGCAACGGCGAGCCACGAAATGTTCATGGTGCTGATCGCCAATCCCTGATCGATCGACACGTTCGATGTGATCGTGACGCTCGCCGGTGCCGGCACTACAGTGATCGGGATCACGCTGATTGGGCGTTCTTCCAAGCGCGCACCGGTATCAATGCTGGGGAACTTGCTTGGCTCGTACTGCAGAGCGCTGATGTCGTAATCGCCTTCTGGTGTCCGAGCAGTCCTCATCACCCTATATAGAGGGATTGCCAGGTCGTCAGCGTCGATTGCCCACTGAAGCTGTGCAGCCGGTGCCTCGCTGTAGGCAACGGTCACGGTTACGTTGCGGCCGCTCACGCTTTCCACGGTACGCCCTTCCGCTCGCCCGCCAGGGAGATTGATCACCAGCCGGTCACCGGCCTTGGCCAGGGTGTCGCGGTCCAAGGTGATGACCTTCCCTACCGCCGCCACAATGCGCCCGCCGATCTCCCGACCAGCCAGCAGCGAGTCGGCAACGGGGATGATGAAGCCCGGTAATGGGATGCGGCCTTCCATGCCGGTTCTGAAACTGATGGTGCGGTCTTGGTTGTTGCTCAGCACCAGCCATTTTGCCCGGCGCTGGGCCTCCGACGCCCGAGTGCAGCCGATGGCACTTATCTCCGTCGGCTTGTCACCCAGGCGGCGCTGGAGCGGCAGATCAGCATAGACAGTGACGTCGGTGTCGTAGTTGTTCAGCGGGTTGTCATAGCTGACCAGGCAGCGGGTAAAGCGAGTCTTCGCAGATGCGCTGCCGTAGGAGATTTTGCCGTCGATGACGTTGGACCGGGTGAAGATGTAGTCGATGTCTTGCGCCCGAGGCATATCAGCCTGCATAACCAACTGGCCCTGGGCCCAGTACGTCATGCCGCGGTAAATGCCGGCGATGTCGCGCAGCAGTGACCAGGCATCTGCTTTGCCCTGCAGGTTCATATCGCACAGGAAGCGCGGCTCAACGCCGTCGGCGCCATTCGGCACCATCTGGTCGCAGTATTGCGCGATGCGGTACAGCTCCCACTTATCAACCATCCACGGCTTGATGCGGCGCCCCAGGCCAAAGCGGTCCTGAGTGCAGATGCCATAAGTGATCCAGGCCGGGTTATTGGTCCAGGCCTCCTTCATCGTGCCATCCCAGGCGCCAGAGTACGTGCGGGACACCGGATCGTAGTTGCTCGGCACCTGCCAACGGCGAGCCTTACACTTCACGGTGACGGCCGGGATGTTGGTGAACTGCTCGGCGTCGAACTCAATAAAGAGCAGCGCTGTATTCGGGTAGCGCAACTTTGCGTCGATCACCTGGGTGTAGCCGGCGATGAACAGGCTGTCTGCGATCTTGTCGGTGTTCTGGTTTGGGGTGATGCGCCGAACTCGAATCAACCAGCCGATGGCTGCCGGTGGTAGATCAATACGCATAGACTTTTCGTAACGAGTGGTGGCCTTGCCTGTGATGGCACCAACCAATACCTCCTGATACGCCCCTCCATCCGTAGCCAGATCGACCGCGTATTGGATGCTGTAACCGCCGATATTACCTTCACTATCCTGGCTCGCCAGGCGCGGCGTGGCCAGGCGGATACGTGCTGCTGACAGCTGAAGATTCGTCAGTGACTGAACCCATGGCGCGCCGCTGCGAAGCTCGATATTCAGCGAGGTTTCGTTGTCGACAGACGGAATACCTGGGATATAGGTCTGCTCAACAGAGCCCGGCCGCCAGTCCCACTTCACGTTGGTGAAGTTGAAATTGCCGCTGGCATCCTGAATCGGGGTATTGTCGAGGAAGATGTCGCGCGCGGTTGGTGTGCCGTCGAATTCACCCTCACCAACAGCGATCAGGATCTTGGCCACGTTGGTGGAACGCAGGCTGTCGGGCGCCTCTACGGGTGCCTTTGGCTTGCTTTCGCCACCTTTGGCACCGTGAATATCCAGCTTCTGTGCTGCGCCCATGCTTTCCTCCAGGCAATAAAAAACCGCCTCTTGGGCGGCCTGCTCGATGCGTCGTGGTTATGTCTTGTCTTCGGCGTAGATGGATGCCGATATGATCGCCCCGCCCCACCGTCGCTCGCCGATGCAGATAGGGACGGGGTTGCCGCTGGCCGTGGTGTTCTTGGCGCTGCCGAATGCGTAGCTGGGCATGTTTTCCGGTGAGGCGCTCTGCTTGAGGCCGGCGGCCTGTGGGCTGAGCATCTGGATCACGCCGCCGGCAGTGAGGGCGATACCCGGTGCCAGGGTTGCACCGTTGGTTATGGTGCTCATGGCAATCAGGATGACGCCGAGAACCGTCTGTAGCAGTCCTGCTCGCTTCGCGCCCTCTACCACTGGAACAATCCTGACTTCCTTAGTGCCGCCCATGCCGAACTGGTCCAGGCCGGCGTTCTTCCGGTTGCGGAAGATGGCGAAACGAAGGCCGAGTCGGTCAAGGCGCCGGATTTCGGCCTCGAACCCGTCGATGGTTGCCTTCAGCGCCCTGAAAACCTCCCAGGTATCGCCCGAGCCAACCTGGCGCCGGTGCAGCCTGCCGAACTTCTGGGCCAGCGAGCCGGACAGCTTGATAGTGGTCATCGGCGAATAAACGATGGCGCTCATCGGGCCTCCTTATGTCGAAGAATTAAGCGGGTGCGCTGGAGCCAAGGGCCGCCGTAGACGATCACCTCTGATGGTCGGCCATACAGGTGGTGCAGGACGAAAGGCCCGGGACCGAACACGTCAGATTCTTCGCCTGGCAGCGCCGGGTCAGTGCCAAGATAGATGCCTGCATGGTTTGGGTGAGCCGTGCGGCCTACCTCCATCACGATCATGTCCCCGCGCCGGGGTCTGTCGACCTGTTCAAAGCCAGCAGCGGCGTAATTCGCCTCGTAAAGACTGGTGCTGTCTGCACTCTCCCACCAGCCATCAGCGCGCTGGAAGGCCTCGAACTCAAGGCCCCACTCGCGCCGGTACCAATCAGCGCAGACTTGCCAGCAGTCCCAGGCGCCATGCACAAATGGGCGCTTCAGCAGCGGCGTGTTGCTGGTCGGTGTGATCGTGCGCAGGTCACCTTCGGGCCAGGACAGAATGTGCCAGGGCAAAGCCGTGGCCTCACACATGGCCTGGTCGCGAGATGAAGGCCTGCTGGTGGCGTCAGGATGCGAGTGGACGATGCCGATCACCTGGCCCTGGTCTTCCGCCGCGGCGTAGTCCTCTGGCTCAAGCCGGAACTCTTCGTTCGGCTCGGTGGCAATGTTCCGGCACGGGAAGTACTTCCGCGCCCGGCCCACGGACAGCACCAGGCCGCAAGACTCTGCGGGGTAGCACTGCTCTGCATGCGCCTGGATCGCCGCAATGATGTGTTTGCGCATTCTTCAGCTCCGGGCAATGAGGGAAACAGCAGGAAATCCACCGAATGAGGCGGGGTTTCCTACGCCAAAGCGCGGGTCGCAGCCCTTGCCAAGAGTTCCGTCGCATTCATCGAGCTCAGGGTCGTCAGTGACAACCCCATCCTTTGTAACGTAGGGTCCGGTGTATCCACAGTTGGGGCCTCTGTAACCCCCCGTCAGGCACCAGTGGCATAGCGTGGTCATCTGCCGGCCGATCGTCTCGCCGCCGACATCGCCCGGGCTGGCCAAGTCCCAGCTGACCGACTCGCCGTCCTCGTTGGTCTTCTGGTCGACATACCAGACCTCGATCGATTCCTGGGTAGGATCGGCCGCGGGGTTACCGCCTTCGAAGTTCACCGCATCGAGAAACTCAGCCAGCGTATTACGAATGGTCAGCTTGAACTCGAGCAGATCCTCGAAGGCCAAGCAGAGCGCGGTGATTCGTCCGTTGACGTTACCGACCGAGAGTTTTGGTCGCACCGCCGTGCCATCGCCGTTCGCCTCGCTGCCCTCGTACTGCATGGGCCAGGCGCCGTACTCTTCGCCTTTCCACCAAATCGACTTGGCTGGCAGTTGGTCAGCGTTGCCGCCGGCGGCGATCAATTCGGCAGGTGTGTGCGGGATCGCGTGCCCATGGAAGCGCAGAACATCGGCGCCGTAATCGCTGCCGTCCAATTCGAACAGCATGACTTCGTTGCCAGGCTCAAGAGTCTGGATAGCATTGATCAGCGACATGGATTGACCTTTACGGGTGGAAAGCGCGCTCGAACGTCGCTGTCACTTTGAATACGCCCCCACCCATGGGCGTGGGGGTTGGGTTCTTGCAGGTGAACAGGCCAAGCTGGCCCAATGGCGTGGTCCACAGGAAGGCCTTGGCGCCCTGGTGCCGATCGAAGAACGCCATCATGGCCAGAGCCGTGGTGGTGTTTCCTGTGTGGGTTATGGGGTACGCATCTTCTTTGTTGTTGGGCCCGTCGCCGACAACTTGCTTATAGCCCCCGCCAAATCGCGACTCCCTGGTCCTATATTCAAGCGTCGGCGCCTCCCCGTGCTGGGTGGCCCAAGTGAACGTTTCAATCGCCATGGTTACCTCCCATTGATTACTCGCCAGATTGACCCGCCAGGCTGCAAGCCTTTGGCGATAGCAGTTTCCGCCTCGGTTTTGGCTGCCTGCTGGATGCCCTTGCCGAGCTGCGTTGTGTCTTCCTGCGTTGCGTTGCCGCCGGCGCCTGCCGTTTGCACGGATACCGACACGGGGAAGTTATAGGTGTTGCCACCCCCGCCACCGCCGGCCGCAGCCATGATTGAGCTGCCGCCCGTCATTAACGGCGTGACGCTGCCGCCCTGCGCACCGGTCATCAAGTACGACCGGCCGCCCTGATTGAACAGCTCTGGCCCCTTTTCGTTTACCTCGTACAGCGTGTTTGGATCGACAGGCCCACCTGACGCCCTGCCCTCTACAAGTGCACTGCCGATGCTGGAGCCAAAACTGCCAACACTGGCACCCGCGCCTGCGCCGCCGCCGAACCAGGCACCGATTGCAGTACCTGCCAATCCCGACAGCAATCCGGAAGCAGCCTGCCGAGTTGCGATACGCGCCATGTCAGCGATGATCGATTTGGCAAAGTCGGAGAACGAGAACTTTCCGTTGGTGGCGAAGCTGGCCACCGCGTCTTCCATGGAGCTGAAGGCGTTGGTGAACAGGCTGCGGGCTTGCCCTGCTACGTCGCGCGCCGAGTCCAGGTAATTGCTGAATGCCGACGTCGCGCCGTTGCGCCAGTCGCTTTGCGCCACAGACATCTGCTCATAGTTGCTGAGCGTGGTCTGCGTCAGGTCGCGCTCGCTTCGATTGATCGCCTCAAGTTTGGCCTGATATTCCTCGGCGCTCATGTTGCGGGATGCATCGGCCTTGTCGCGGGCCAGGTCCAGACGCTGCTGGTTGGCGCGGTCAGAGATACCGTTGAGGTCGCCGTTGATGGCGTTCTGGCGGTCACTCTGGCCCACTCCTTGCGCCGCACGGCTGCCTGCCCGCTGCAATGCAGCGTTCTGCTGGTCCAGCGCATCGGTGTACGACTTGATGGCCAGCTCCTGCTTCTTGAGCCTTCCCTGCTCATTCGTCGCGATTACCGACAGCTCGCTATCCGACTCCTGCTGAGCTTTGACCATGTTGGCCCGGGCGTCGGCGATCTTCTGGTCCAGCTGGATGCGCTGGGCTGCCGATGTCCCTGCCTTGCCTTTCGCAGCCTCTAGCGCGGCAATCTCGGCCTCATAAGAGGATTTGACCTCAGATGCCTGCTGCTGGAGCAAAGCAATGCGCTGGGAGGTGTAACTCTCCTGGGAGATGATCCCGGCCTTCTGCGCCGCCTCCAGCTCCTTGTCCGCGCTCTTGTAGTAGCTGAGCACCGCGTTGAGCTGGTTCTTCGAGTCGTTGAACGAAGTGAGGTCGACCGCTGTGGTCGCGCCTTTCGGGTCCTTGTACTTGTCGCGGATGTTTTTCAGGTCACGATCAATGTTCTTTTGATCGAGAAGCGGACTGTTTGGATTCGCCTCGCGCAGGCTGGCGATTTTGCGTAGGTAGGATTCCTCTTCCTTGTCGCGCTTCTGCTTGTTGCTGTAGGACGCAACACGAATGCGCTCAAGCTCCTGCTCGGCCTCGATGCCCTTGTCCTGGATCTTCTGGCGGTCGCCCAGGTATTTGTTCTGTCTTTTCTCGATCTCGATGTACGCTTCTTTAAGTCGGATCGACGCCTGAAGATCTTCGCGCTCCTTCTTCACCGCCGCGCTGCTGGCAACTATGCCGTTCCCTGACTTTTTCTCCAGATCCGCTAGTCTCGCGCGCTCGTCAGCAAGCTGATCAGCGAGTCCTTTCTCTCTTCCTATTGAAAGCGGAATATCCAGCGCTGCTTTCGCGGCATCACGAATTGAGTTCCATCCCCTCTCGATAAGTCCGAGATTTTGCGTGATCTGGCCCGTCCTGGTGGCGATTGTGCTCGCGTAAGTATCTGTCAGCAGATTGGCGGCTCCGACGGTGTCGCCTTGCTCCTTCAATGCTGCAATCTGGGCGTAAACGGATGCGGTCAGAAAGTGGTATTGATCGTTTAGCTCTTTGGCTGCGGCGACTGGATCCTTCGCAATCTTGGCGAACTCTGCAATGGTTTCATCAATAGAGCGGCCTGTGGCACGCTCCATTTGCAGAGCGGCCTCGGTGATCTGCTCGAAACTGCCGCTGGCAATTTTCCCGTTGCCCGCAAGCTTCGCCAATACTTCGGCGGCGGCTCCAGTCGTACCAATGGTCGAACTGACCTGTTGCGCCATTGCAGCCAACTGTGAAGCGCTGGCTCCAGCAACGTTGCCGGTGAAGATCAGAGCCTCGTTATAAGAGTCTGCTTCCTCACTACCCTTGTAATAGGCAAGGCCCAGGGCAGCGACAGCTGCTGCGGCAATCGTGAACGGATTCACCAGACCCAGCACATAGCCACCAAGCGCTTTCGCTGCCGGGGCGACACCACCAAACATGTCCTTTAACTGGCCGCCCTGCTGTAATAACACAGTAAGAGGTGCCTGCCCTGCTTGTAGAGAAACTGCAATGTCGGTGAATTGTGCAGGAACTCCACGAAGCGCTGCCGCCGTCTGCTTTGCAGTATTTCCAGTGCGAGTGAGGCCATCATCGAAACGAGTTAGGTTGGTACGCGTCTGATCAATCTTCGCCTGGTACTCACTGAAAGTTGCTGAATCGAGACCTACGCCTTTGTGTTTCGCAAGCTTTGCTTCCAGCTCGTCAAGACGCCCCAACGCTTTAACTGTCGGATCAATTTCGCCCAGCAGATCCGAAAGCTCGTCCCGCTGCTTTTTGATCGATGCGGAAGCCTTGTCTGTACCCTTGGCTACTCGCTCCGCTGCCTTTTCTGCTCGCCCGCCTGCAGCAACAAGCTTGTCGAGGTCAGAACTCGCCTGAGCAGCATCCGTCGAATCGACCTTAATGCCGAGTTCTGCAATCGACGTCATACTTTTCTCCAGGCAATAAAAAACCCGCTCAAGGCGGGTCATTTGTGATTTTCTGATCAGGTAGGAGGAATTTCGCTACCGCAGTGCTTGCACTTAACAGCTGCTAACAGCACCTCTTCGGCGCAATAAGGGCACGCCTTTGTCTGGCGCGATTCCGCCGGCGGAAACACAGGAGCGTAAGCCGGGACAGCTTTCGCCACATCCTGCGGCTCCTGTTTCTTAAATGCCCACACAATAGCTGCCACCCAGCCCAACAGCGTCCATCCAAGGAAGAGGTTCAGCAGCCCAATTGATGTGAGATTAGGGTGCTTCCGAAGCCATGCCTCGAACGTAGGTAGCATGTACAACGCGGGAATAAACACGATCCCGCTGAATACCACAAACTCACCGAACGCATTTAGCCCGCCGCGCTCCTGCCCCATGGAATAGCTGTAGAACGCCAGAAACGCTAGAACGATGAGCCTTAAAACGAACATATGAAATCCCTTCCTGTAGATAGCGGCAATCTACCACCATCCACGGGCCCGACCAAAGCCGCCTGTACGAATCCCCAGTAACGCCCGACCATCGGCCAGTAGTAGCCTCCTGCCACACGCAAGGATTCCCCAGTCCTTCGCCTGCAAGCCCAAGGACTGGGATAGCGCCAATATCGGCGCGTTTATGACCTGGAGGTCAATGTGTCAGACCAAGCACTCAAAGAAACAGTCATCGCCCAAAGCATCATCATTAATGCGCTAATAGCCGCGGTTCGCAAAAAGGACGCTATTGATTTGGGCCTCTACAATGACCTGATCGCCAAAATGCGCGAAAAACATGTTGAGGACGGAACCGGCAAGAACAAAGTTTTCAACGAGGTAATCGAAACAGCAAGATCCGCTGCTCTTATTCTGGATCAGCAGCCGCCGTCTTTCCCCCGCGGATAAATTCCGAGATTGAGGCGACCGCGTGCGCTACTGAGGCGTCTGCGGCTACTCGCAGGCTCGACTCCTGGCTGAGTCGGGCCTTTATATCTTCAATCTCACGCTTCAAGCCCGCCACTTCTTTCGTAAGCCCCTCGTATTCGCTGCTCATATCCCACTCCTGCGGCAATGCCGCGTCATGTTGGTTGTTTACGTACGGCTCTCGCCCATCACCAGCAACGCCTCAGCTTCCATCATGCGAAGGTCAGGGAAAGCCTGTGTCAGCTCAGCACGCTTGAGGCCGATCATGCCGGCAACCGGCTTGATAGCGTTGTAGTCCAGCCCCACGGCGCCGCCCATCCCCACACGCCACTGCGTGGACATAGCCTCGAACAGCAGGAAGGCCGGCCAGTTGTCTGGCCAGACCTCGTACTCTTCATCGGGTATGTCGGCCTTGGTCATGCCGAAGGCCGCCAGGTCCGCTTCTGAAGGCCCTTGCTCGTACAGGATGCGGGCGGCGCCGGTCAGTTTCCCAGGCGGGCCGGCTGGTAGGCTGCCTGATACGCCTCAAGCACTGCCTTGGGCGCACCTACGCAGGTGGTTACCAGTGCAGTCATGGACTCGTCGGACAGCTTCTCATCGAAGCCCCAGCCGCTGACGATGTCCTTGAGCTGATTCACCTGCAGCGCGATCTCGGATGCTGTAGCGTCCTGCCAGGACATTCCCTCGTCCTGCACCTTAGTGGCGTGCTCATCCCGCGCGGTGTTCCAGCGGTCGAACAGCGCCGAGAGCGCAATGCGGTCCAGATACTTGAACTCAAAGTCCACCGCCACTGCCTCACCGCCCACGCGGGGGATCTGTACCTTGGCCTTAAACGTTGGGTTTGGCGCGATCTTGATCTTGGCCATGGGTTACACCACCACTGCGGAGTAACGGGTTGGGCGGCCTGCCAGCGAAAGCGTGATGACGCGGGTCATCAGGTTGTTTCGGCCCATCGATGGTGTAGATGTGATGGTCACGTAGCCGTTGTAAAGAATGCTGCTTCCGCCCGGAAGATTCATTCGCAGAACACGAACCTGCTTATCGTCATCTGCTGCCTCGACAACAGCTACGTATGGCAAATCCGGGTCATCAGCGACGGTGTAAGCAATGCTGATCGGGTTCTTTGTAGTCGGGATCTGGCGATCATCATCGTCTGCCAGAAAGCCGAAGGTCAGGAACTGCTGATCGCCGCCGCTGAAGTTCACGTCGGTGATCTGCGGGATCTCAACGAAACCGGTTACTTCGCGCACCGAGCCCAGGCCCGAGCCGGCCGGGTATGGTTGGAGGTTGGTGGTATTGACGTTTTCCAGCGCGAAAGTACCGGTCAGGCTGTTGGCCACGCGTGCGGCGCGGTCATTCAGGCGAGTCCAGTCCGAGGTCACAGCGATGATGTCGCCATCAGTCAGGCCGTGGGCCGCGGCGGTCGCCACCGCTGGGTTGGCGTTGCTCAGCGCGGTGACCGGGATCGCCGGACCGTAGGTCGAAGCGATTTGCAGGGTCGCGCCGTTGGGGAGTCGAAAGCCCATGTGTTTTTTCCTCTTTGCAGAAATGACAAAACCCGCTCAGTGGCGGGTTCTGGGTTTGCCCAGCGGGCGAATTAGTTGGTGTCAGCGCGGTACTGGAACGAGGCCGGTATGGTGTATGTGGTTCCGTCAGGAATGCCTGGGCCTGGCCCGACTGGCGTCAGCACGATGGCGACCAGTCCGGCGCGCGGGATGCGCAGGTTTACCGGGAACAGCGCGGCCAGTTCGTCGACGATGCCGCTCGCCTCAGTCCGATACTTCCCTGACGGGGCCACAATGTTGACCTGAAACACGCCTACGTACAGGTGGTGGTCGCCGCCGAGCGTGTTACTGCCGGTCACTGCCGGCAGGGTGAAGGCCCGCAGATAGGTTTCGCCGGACGCCGGTGTGTAGGTCTCGTTCTCGACCACCACTTTGAGTGGCTTCGTTCGCGTCTTGGCCCAGGCCAGCAGGCGCGACTCAAAGGCCGCCGCGATGATGTTATGGCTCATACCTGGTTATTCCTGATGGCTTCTTCGACGATCTGCTGGAAGCGTGCGAGCGTGATTTGCACCATGCCCGCGGGTGCCTGATCGGAATGCCCGTACTCAAGCGGAATGCCGTACACCAGGTTGTTTACGATGTACGCCACCTGCCCCGCCTCCAACTTGCTGACCTCGGCCACCAGAATCGCAATGGTTTCGTGCCCTGCTTTGTCGAAGGTGTCGATGCTCTGATTCGAAGGGGCGCCCACGGTGAACTGCCAGTTGCCTTTGAATCGCCCGGTGTCGACCGGTGACAGCCGGATTACCGAAGTGCCGATCTCGATCACTACCTCGCGGAAAACGTCGTCGATAGCCTCCTTTGTCTTCTCGGCGAATGCCGCCAGGCTCTCGGCAAAACTACCTTGCTGGCCGCCGTAGCGGCTGGTCATGTGATTGGCCATTACTTGCGCACCTGCAGTTCGAAGCCAACCGCGACGCCGGCGTAGTTCCATGGGCCGACTGCGATCACGGTGTAGGTGGTGCCGTCGAATTGGATACGGTCGTTACTCAACGGGGTCGGCATATCTGCCCCAGTAAGCTGGACCGGCGACACCAGCAACTTGACGTCGCCGCGAACGATGAGCGTGCCATCGATGTACTTGTTGTCGTATTCCTCACGAAAGCCGGAGCCATTCACGACCAGTTCGGTGGGTGCCGGCGGTGCATCTGGGTCGTACTCGCCCAGGGTCTCGCGGCGCAGGACGAGCTCAAGGCCTTTCCCGCCCTTGCTGCGCGGCGCAAGCATGCGTGTGGCCAGGGCCTTTGCGCGGTCATAGATATCTGGCATCACTTGCGCCTTATTCTGTAAATGGCGGTGCACCGGCACCCTCCCCGGTCTTCCCAGCCGGCCCCCAGGGAGGAATCGCCGGGGTAGCGGAGAAGCGCACCAGTAGGGCTCTGGAATGGCTGATCCTTCTGCACAACCTGGCCGCCGAGCACCATGTGCGCGTGACGTACCTTGTTGTCGCGCCTGTCGCGCCATTCCTTTTCAACCGAATCGCGGTCCAGGCCCTGCGCAATCAGTTGCTCGTAGACCTGATCACGGCCGGCGCCGAACGACTCGAGCGCCTCGGCCTTGGCCAGCATCTCGGCGTACGTCTTCATCAGGCGATCGGCGTAGCGTCCGGCGATCTTGTCCACGTCAGCCTGGGCGACTGGCGCGCCAGCTTTGATTGCTCTGTTCACGATCCCGTCGAAGCGGCGGTCCCGGCGCTTTCGCTGCAAGTACTTGCGCATCTCGTCTGGGTTTCCGCCCAGCAGCTGGGACCGGGCGTTCAGCACGTACTGTGCATAGTTGCCAGGCAGGCCGATAACACCACCTGACCGAGAACCTGTCTGCGCGCTCACGCGCCCCAGCAGGTCAAGCGCTGCCTGTCGTGGTGTGCGCACCATTGGCGTGGCACTGACTTCGACATGTGCCGCAACAGGCTGTGCGCTGGGCCAGCCTACAATGCGGCGGCGACTGCCCATGACTTCTCGAATTGCGGCTCGCACATCGATAGCAGCGTTTGCCTGTATCTCTTCTGCTTTGGCCGCCACCCACTTTTCAGCGGCAGGTTGACGGACATCGAACTCGAACCGCCCAAGGTCGCGCGGAATAATGATTGCCTTGACCTCGAGCTTGGCCCCAGCAATGAAAACCGACCTGGCCAGCTCAAGGAACACGGACAGCGCGCCCAAGCTGAGCAGCGCAACCAGGCCTTCTTCATCCTCATCAGCGATCAGGCGCTCGACCTCTGCAACCGTTGCCGCGCTGACCACCGTCTTGACCTGCTCCAGATAGGCCCGCTGCATCGCAGGCTCCATTCCTTCAATGGCCTGAATGATCTGCGCCGGAGTCATACCGTAAACACCGCAGGCAGCGTGTAGCGAGCGACCAGAACAGGGGCAATCATCTCGTCGATGATGCTGATCACCGGGCGCACAGAACCGGCGGCGTCTGCACCCACCGATACGGCGAATTCAGTTTCCAGCGGCCCGACCTTCTCTCGCTTGACCAGTGAGGCGGAAACGAAGTCAGGGCTGAGGCTGCCTGGCTCTACGATTTCACGCAGCGCGGCTTCGTACGCTGCCTGCTCAACCTCGACGGGCACCTGGTCAGCTGGGATCGGGTTTCCCTCATAGTCATAGGCGCCTGTGCGCGGCCATTCCCTGGCTTGCCCTCTGCCCTCGGTCTTCACGCCGGGGAACAATGACTGCCACACGCCAGAAGCCAGAAGCTTCCGGTAGCGACCGTCGATGTAGACCGATGCCCGGATCAGCGCGGCCTGCTTCGCCACTTCATCGCCAGCCCAGGCGGTATTCGCGCGCGCAGCGTGATAGGCGTCGGCGGCTGCGACGGTTCCGTAAAAGTCTGGCATCGGGATATCTCGAATAGGTGGAGCGTCATGCGCTCCGGTTTTGCGGGGTGTTACGCCTTGGCGGCGGCCAGTGCGGCCTGCAGTGCTTCCAGGTTCGCTTCCTTGTCGAATTCGACATTCAGCGCGGTCAGCTCGTCGATGACCTTCTGCTTTTCGGCAGCAGCCAGGGCTTCGTCCAGCTTCTTCTGCAGGGTTTCCGTCTTGCTGTTGCCGGCGGCATCGATGCCCAGCGTTTTCAGCTTGGCGAAGAGCTCGTTTCGCTCGTCGCCATCACCTGCGGGCGCTTTGCCTTCCACGCTCAGGAAAGCGAGGCGAGACGCGCCCTTATGGCCTTCGGAGGTCAGATCGACCTCCTTGGTTTCGCCAGGCTGGATGTAGACGACACCATTCGTGGCGTGCACGCCCTGCAGCGCCTTTGAGTTGTTGGTCACTTTCATGTCGACCTCCTATCAGGCTGCTGGTGGGGTGATTTCGTCGAGGTACGCCATGGCGCCCGGAAGACGAACTTCGGTACCGCCGGTACGGGCGATAATGCCGGTCTCGAAGCCCATGATGGACTTCTGGCGCGGTGCCAGGACGCGGCGCGGCATTGGCAGGTGGAAGCGAACGACTTCCGGGTCCTTGCGGTACGCAACCAGACGACCACCGCCATCCTGCGAAGCGTTGCGGGCCTCGCGCAGTGGCGCGATATCCAGCGGCAGGCCGGTCTCGGCGGTGTAGATGTTGTTTTTGCGCACGTACTCCAGCACGGTGATCATGCCGTCACCCACGCCCAGGCGAGCCGTGGCGATGTAGCGGAACGCATCAGGCGGCAGGCGCAGCGTATCGGCCCACTCGACCTCGCCGGTGTTGGTGCGGATCGAGCCCAGCACGCCATTGATGTCGGCCATGATCTGGTCGACAGTTTTTGCGGGCCAGAAGGTGGAGCTGCCGGTGCCAGTGGCGGCCGCATCCACGCGGGACACGTTGCCGTCGTTCAGCAGGCCGGTCCAGCGCTTCTCGGTGCTGCCGACGAAAGCAATGCTGTTCAGCAGGCGCTCAACCTTGTCGGCGGCCGAATCGGCCTTGGTGCCGCTCAGGTTGATGCCGTACAGCTGGGCCTGGTTCACTTCTTCCAGGTTCCATTCCCAGCCGGAGCCGATCATGGCGAAGTCGTGCGAGGCTTGGTCGTGGGTCGCCGAGTTGAACGGCATGTCGGTGCCCGAACCCGACAGGAACTTCGCTTCACCAGCGGTATCGACGGTGAAGAATGTGGTACCGATGGCCCACGGGGCGCCCTCGGTCACAACCGGGATGCTTGCTCCGTAGTTGAACGCCGGGTAACGGCGCGTGTAGATGCGGGTTTCGATGTTCCGGCCTTGGGCCAGAACGAACGGGAACGCCGACTGAGCGTCTTCGAAAGCTTGAGGCATGTTAAGCGCTCCGATGTTTGAGGGAGATTTCTACGATGTCACCGTTCGCACCAGAGGTGTCGAAGAAGGCGCCAGGGATCAGCACGGCACCAGCGGCGGCAGTCGTCACGTAACGGTTCGTGGCGGCGACGTAGTACACGTCATCGCCCGGCACTACAGCGGCGCCTGCGGTGACGTACATCTGGCCATCGGTCATGAACGCGCCAGTGAAGTCCTGCGGGTAGCCGTCAATCAGCGTGGAGCCGGTAGCTACCGGCGGTACGGCTGCGCTCAGCACGGCCAGACCGAGGAACAGGGTGCCAGTGGCGGCGATCTTGTGATCGTTGCCAGCGCCAGCCACACGGAAGCCAGGCGCGCCGAAGACAATGCCTTCAGCGTTCGAGACGGTGCGACTGATCTTGTTGCACTTCTCTTCGTTGGCGACCAGGCCGGGCACGCCCTTGGCTGGAGCGTTGGTGTACGTGGTTTGGTAAGTAGCCATGGTGTGCTCCTTATGCCTTCGGCAGGTGGGCGGTTTGCATGTCCGAAATCATCTTCAGGCGTGCTTTTTCCGAATCATCGCCACCGGCGGCACTATCCTGATGGATCATGTGCTGACGGAACGGGTCATTGGCCGGGTTCTTGGCGGCGTCTTCGACCAGGATCTCGAAGCGCGCATCGATGTAGGCGTCGGCCTTACCGGCCACGGCAGCATCACCCAGCTTGGCGATGACCACGGCCTTGCGGATATCGGCATCGGTCTTGCCGGTGTAGTCGGCATCGGCGATGGTTTTGGCCTTGCCGATCAGGTCGGCACGGGCAGCTACGCGCTTGTCGATGTCGGCATCGCTGATCACAGCCGCTTTCAGCTTGGTGATCTCGTCGTCCTTCTTGGCCAGTTCGCCGTCCTTGAGCGCGATTGCAGTAGCGTGCGCGTCAGTCAGGGTCTTGGTGGCAGTGGCAGCATCGGCAAGCTTGGTATTCAGCTTCTCGATGGCCTGGGCGCCTTGCTCAGTGACATCAATGGAGATGCCATCGACAAGGAGTTTTCGCAGTGCATCAGCCATGTCATGGCCTCCTGTTGGGGTATTTGGTTTGCTATCACCGATGCGAAACTCTTCGCCAGCCCGGGCTCTGTGCTCAAGGCTGAGGTGATTCATGTTCATGGGGCCTGCGGAACAGTGGAAATACTCACCTTCCGGAGTGAAGCCATCCTGAAAGATGACCTCGCAGCTGTATCCCATGGAAAGCTGTCGTTTGCCGGCCTCGTAGTCGGCGATCGCCGACGCATCCATGAGAACCAACGGAACGTCCACGCACTCGCCATCTCGGATCACATCTCCACCGGTCTGTCCTACTGCGAGCTCTTTCCAGTTGCTCGAGTCGACGCCTTTTCCGCCAGGATGGCCATTGGTCATGGGCCTGTGAGCGTAGGAGCGCATTGCGTCCTTGTGGAATACCGAGCTTTCTGGTCGGTACATTTTGACGATGGGCACATCGCGCAAGCCGTGCTTGTTATCAGGGTCTATTTCGGTGCCCAGATAGTCTTGAATTCCGGTTCTGGCCACCTTGGCTCTTGCCGTGAGGTAGCCGTCCGCCGTGCGTCGAACACCGGAGACAGGCACGGAGTCGGTGAAGATCATTGTGCGAGCTCCTCGAAGATCTCAGGGCCCAGCTCGATCGCGCCACGGTATGGCTCGACCTTGTCGATATCGACGCTGCCGGGTTCGTAGGTGAAGGTGATGTGCGGCTGATAGTCCGGCCAATCCCAAGACGCGCCAGCCTCAACGATGGTGACGTGACGCCAGGCCAGCTCGGAGCTATTGAACAGCAGCACAACCGCGCCTTCGCCGAACTTGTCGATCAGCCTTGCCCCGCCCGGTGCGATCTTGAGCTCGCCTTTGCTATCGCCCGACCATGACTCTCCAACCTTCATCCAATTGACCAGGTTGCGGCTGTAGGCGACGGTGACATGCAGCTCATTGGCGGGCACGGTTGATTCAAATCCCTGAGCCTTGGCCCAGGCGATGATGTCGGCCCCATTGGTGACCTTGCGGGACACGTACAGCGTGCGCGACGCGGCATCGGAAAGGGCTTTCTTGTCCGCTACCGGATCCCCTTCACTTGCCGGAAGATCGTCATCAACTGCTCCGCCCTCTTCGTCTGGCAGCTCGGCGCCGAATTGGTCGATGGCCGCTTCCAGCCCAGGCATCACGCTCAGCTCCACCAGCAGGTTCACCGATGCAGCCGAGAGCGCGTCTTCAGGGAACAGTCCGGAGTCTTTCAGCGCCTTGATGGTGTCGGCAGTGGTCTTGCCGATGTCGGCCCTCTCCTTGGCCGTGGCCTGCCACAGTGGCGACCAGGTGTAATGGATCTCCTTGGGCCGAACGCCCAGGGCGGAACGGATCAGGCACTCATCCAGCACGCTCATGGCTGGCTTGATTTCCAGCTTCTGGCGCGATGCGACGTTGTCGTAGTAATTGCGGGTGTTCTCTTCGCCGTTGGCGCCCAGCCCAGAGGAGGACTGGCCGAACATGCGCGTGCCGGGTATATCGAACGCACCAGACACGCCCTGCTCTGTCTTGGCGATCACGTCAGGCAGAGTGCCGAAGCTGGCAGACTTCGAACTGTGCGTCTCGGCACCGTCGAGGATTAGCGTGCCGTTGATGCCCTTGGCGGTAGCTGCCAAGCGCAGGCGCTCCAACAGTTGCCGCTCGTAATTCTTGTCCTGCATGCTCGCCATCAAGTTTGGGATGTTGATGACGTCAATCTTGGCCTCGTAGACCAGGCTTACCACGTTTGCCACCGTCTCGTCGTAGTGACGCACGGCGGGCATGGCAGCGAGCAGGACCGAGTCGCCCCAGCCAAAAGCGGCCCCCATGGCGAGTTCAGGGTCTGGGTGTGGCGTCCCGACAAAGATCACCAGTCGCGACGGGTGGATCTCGACCATGCTACCCGGCAGGCGGTACGCCTTGGGCTTACCGAAGCGCGGGCTCTGCGGGTCCTGCTCAATCTCGGTCGCGCTAAGCTGCCGGCGGGTCATGACCGCGAGGTACTTGACGCCGCCCTGCTTGACTCGCTCAGGGTTCAACTCGGATGCCGTGTCGCGCTCACCGGTGCCGATGAACACAGCAGCGCCACCGAACAGGCGGGCCTTCAATAGGGCCTCGAGGATCTTGCCCTTGACGTTCAGGCGGTCTTCCTCGGCCTCGATCAGCTCGATCTGGGACTTGTCGGCCTGCCAGCTGCGCCAGTTACGGCACGCGTCCACCGCAGGGATGGTCACGCCCTTCTGCGCAGTCCAAGAGCCACGGAAGGCGTTCAGCAGCTGCTGGTCGTCCATCTCCGGCACGGCGTAGTGCGAGTGGGATGCCTTGTCGCGCGCAGTACCCAGTCCTGCGACCAGGTTCTGCAGGCTGTCTTTCAGGTAGCTGAATGCGCTCATGAGTTGCTCACGTTTGCGAGTGTGTAGCTGCCCGCAATCGGGAAGCGCTGGACAATGAAGTAGCCAAGTGCGTCGACCGGGTCTTCAGTGCCGTCCTTGTTGGGTTGGCCGTGCTCGTCATAGGCCTGCTGCTCCAGCACTTGGGTAGTGACTGGGCAGTTGTCTGTGTTCACCACGTAGCGGCGCTTCTGCTCGATATTCAGCAGCATGGCGTTCACGGCCAGCACCCGGTCACGCACCAACGGGTTCGACGGGTTCACCATCACCATGAAGCCGGCGGCACGCAGCAGGCTGTGATCCGACTCGCTGCCGTTTACGCTCTTGCGGTTCTTGCCGCTGGCGTCGGGATAGACCGTGATGCTGTGCCCAGGGAAGCGGCGCTTAAGCTCGACAATCATCGCCGGCGTATCGAACAGGCTTGTGGCCTCTTCCAGCAGCATGGGCAGGCCGTCGCGGATAACGTGAATCGTTGCCGCCATCCGGTTGATGTTGAAGTCCATGCCGACGTGCAGCTGCTCGCCTGGGCGGATGGTTGCGTCCGTGTGGTTCTGCTTTCTGCAGAAACTCGGGTACACGCTGCCAGACGTCAGGTTGACGAACAGGCCATCGATGTAGGCGTCCACCAAGTTGGATGGGTAAGACTCCCGCAGCGACTTGATGTAGTCCTTCGGCAGGTTCTTTGCGTTCTGCCGAGTGGAGGCGTGCACAATGCCGTACAGGGGGCGCTGAGTCGGGTTGGACGCAAGCTCCTTGACGAACTTGCGATACACCCAGTTGAAGCCCTCCGGCGTCGTAGTGACGTCGATGGTGTTCATATCGCGGCCAGGCCAGACAGTGGACATCCGCGCAATGATCTTCTTCCAGGCGCTGTCGGCCTTCTTGATCGGCATACAGTCGATCTCATCGACCAAGGCATGGGCGATGTTGAAACCCACAATGCGGTGCGGGTGCTCCATGCTCTTGCACACTATGGTCGATAGGCACCGTCCTCGGTTATCACGCAGGTACACGCGCTTCTTGCTCGGCACGATGTCAGCGAACAGGCCGAAAGCCTCAGCGACCACCGGCATGGTGTCGTAGAAGATGTCAGCGATCTGCGGATAGGTCGGAGCGAAGTAGCCTTGGGGTATACCCGGGAACTCAAGCGCGTTGACGCACATGCGCACGCAGCCTACAAACGTCTTGCCGCTCCGGTACCCACCAACGAACGCCATGAACTTCTTGTGGCTTTTGATGAACTCGAACTGGGGCTTATTCAGCATCAGGACAGCTTGCATCTTCCACCCCGATGATTACTTGCTTGGGCTCGGGCAGGCCCTTATTCGGGTCTTCCAGTTCGCGGCGCAGCTTCTCGTTGGTGAGTCGCCGCGTCTCTAGGTCTTCCTTCGTCCGCTCCAGGCTCTCGACACGGGCAGTGAGGCGGTCGATCAGGCTGGAGTAGTCCCGAACCTTGCTCGTAGTCGTGATCGAGGTGAGCGAGGTCTCCTTGCCGCTGATTAGGATCGGCTCTTCCTTCTCAGACTCCACCTCAAGTGAGTTGCCGAATTCGTTCTCTCTGGCCAGCGCACGCATCAAGCGCACTCGAGTCAGCCGCAACTCATCGTCCACGCGCCCCAGCTCTATGCTGGCAAGCATGTCGTTCTCTTCGTCAGTCAGGAATCGGCTGTAGATCGAGCCGGGCTTCGCAGCATTCTTGTTGCCCCTTTGTTCCTTGGGGCCTGAACTCTTGCCGCCGTGTAGCTTGCAGCGAGAGGAACCCGGTATCGCGTGACGCTTGCATGGTTCCCCGTTGCCGCGCTTGGATGCGCCGCATAGGGCCATAGTCAGCCTCATTCATGGGGTTGGTTTTCGCAGAACGATTCATTCAATGCATTCGAACGTCATTCAATGATCATTCGATGCCTATAACCTTGATCTCGCCCCACACCGGGTGGAAGTCGACATGCTCGCCGTCGGTGGACTTAAGCGGGGAATCCAGAACAACGGCGATACCCGCCTTGATGTCGCAGTAGGTCACGCCGTCAACACGCTGGCCGTCGATGATCACTTCCCGTCGGCCCCGGCCATCATCCCAGTAGTGGACGTGCTCGCCTGATTGGTCGCTCATGCCCTACTCCTTTCTCGCACCACGATTTGGCGCATTCGAAAACGTGGCGCGGATTACGGCGTCTGCCGCTCTACCGCTTCACTGACCTTCTCGGCTGCCTTGCTGGCCGTGTCAGCCGCCTGGACTGCCGAGTGCGATGCCTCTTGCACCTTTACTGCGGCGTCCTGGGTCTTCTCGGCAAGGTTGGTCAGGCGCAGATCACGCTTGCCGAGAGCTGCGTCATAGGCAGCGCGCACCTCGGCAAGCTGCTTGGTCTGCTCGCTACTGGCTGCCCACACCCCGGCCTGGTAACCGAGAACAATGCCACCGGCCAGCAGGAACGCCGCAATCACCCAAATCTCTGCCCGGCGCCACCAGCGTCGAGCGATGAATTCCATCGCGCATCTGTCCATCACTTGTCATCTCCCAGCTTCGTGCGCAGGCGGGCGATCTCGGCGCTTTGAGTGGTAACCGTTGCCGTGAGCTGCGCCACCTGAATAGTCAGCCCTTCGATCTTGCCTTCCATCCGCCCCACTGCCGCGGCGAGTTCGTTCCGCTCCTTGGCGAACTGGTCAGCGCGGGCCTCGGCTTCTTTGCGGGCCACCCTTTCGGAGTCCAGCAACTCATTCAGCCGGCGAAGGGTGAAGATGTCGGCGTTGTCCATGGCCCGGTCAGCAGCATCCTTTGACAGGAATTTGCGCAGCCACAGGAAACCACCCACAAGGGTGAGGCCCGTACCGCCCAGCCAGGTAGCTGTGCCTGGGCCGAGGTCGGTAGGATCCATCGCAACTCCATCAGGAAAGGTTGGCCGAGGCCGGCCTTGTATAATAAGTCGGCTCACACAGCACTCCCAGCTCAGAGCGATGGGTGTGGCGGGGCCGAAAACGAAAAGGCCCCTGCATGTGCAGAGGCCCTGAATAGGTCCCTCATCAGCGTGACAAGTCAGAGGCTCTGAGGGCTTGGGGAAATACATCCGGGAAAGCATCCATTTGGTAGCGGCTTTCCTCCGAGGTACAAAAAAGCCCGGCGCGTATGTCCGGGCTTTTTCTGTTGCTTCCAGGCGTATTCAGCAGGGGGTCAGGCCGACGCCATCAGGGGCAGGCCTGGCCGAGTCCATCACGAAGTGGTTGCTGGATGCGCGCAGGTTGGAGGCCAAACTTTCATCAGTGGTCTGGCTACCCGTTCGCCACATGGCGAGGGTCAGTTCCAGCCGCTTCACGCCGACGCTTGGCAGTTCGGCCAGCATCACCACGGAGCGATAAGCGTAGGCAGCGGGCTCGGCGAATGCCGACATGGAGAAACAGGACAGGCAGGCGGCAAGCGCCAAGCCCAGGTAAGCGGACATTCGCTTCATCATTCGGCATTCCTTTCGGTGGGTTTCTTTGGGCAATAAAAAACCCGGAGCAATGGCCGGGTTCAAATTTCGAGTTAGTTGCCGAAGGCAAAACTCTAACAGTGGCGCTCAATCTATCTGAGCCGCACGGGAAGGTCAATAGGCCCTCATCCGTCCCTTTCCTCAATCTGATAAAAATGCTCACCGTGATTGGCGAACTCACCGTGAAGTTCTTTCCGCTTTTCCATCACAGCCGCCTCTGCCTCCTCCTTGGTGGCGAATGATTCGGTCCAAACTATCCCGCGGGCCTGGACTTTCGCCTGCCATGGTTTTGCCTCGGCGCGCTTTCCGACACCCTTAACCCCCGTACGATTATTTCGCCCCCTTGGCTTATTCCAGCCATTGGTCGTGCTGGTTGCTTCCCTGAGGTTGTTCCATGCGTTGTTGGAGCGGTCTCCGTCGATGTGGTCAATCTCCACCTCTGGCCACGCTCCAGTCATGTATAGCCAAGCCAGACGGTGAGCAGGGTATGGTTTTCCGTCGACGACAATACGGATGTAGCCGGTGCTTACGACGCCGCCTGCAAGTCCGCCAACTCTTCTCCTTCTCCCAGGCTTGCGCCATTCGAAAACCCCAACAATTGGGCTATAGCGAAGATTCTCTCTTATCTTTTCGGCCGTGATAGTCATGCGGCCTCGCGCATTTCGTAAATTACTGCCGCAACCGGACTGAGTGCGCGCCGATCAAGATCCTCGCAGCACTCGAAGATCAGCTGCAGCACGCCACCCCAATCCCGCTCCCAATTGCACGACTCCAGGCGCACGCCGTAGAACTGCCACATCCACGCCCGGTACTTCTCGGCATTGGCGAAGGGATCTTCGTTGGCCGATTGTCCACCCTGGTGCATGTGCCGGTAACGACGCATCACGCCCTTCACGACGAACTCCAGTTTCTCGCGCTTGGCCGCCGTCATGCGCGGCGACTTGCCAACCACCATCAGGAATACGACCTCTTCCGCCGCCTCGCGGATGTCGTCGCTCTGCTCTGCGGCGTACATGAAGTCACCGAAAACGCGGATCTGCGGGTGTAGCCGGGCGATTGCCGACTGGATATGCCCGGCCAACGCCCCGTGCACAGCGTGGTTTGCCGTTGGGCCGCGTTCGGTGTTCTGCACCACCACGCCGAGCTGCACAACGTCAGAGGTCTGGCCGGGGGCCGGGTTGTATTTGCAGTCATGCCACGCCTGGCGCGCTGAGTTGATTTTCATGCTGCCTGCCCCTTCTTCAGTTCTCTGGTCTTTGCGCGGTAGTAGGCGGTCATCGCCTTCAACTCGTCCACGGTGTACTTCTTTGCCTCGTGAGGGCCTTCGAGCCACTCAACTGCCTCGGCGCCGATACGCTTCATCAGCTCAATGCGGTAATTCACGATGTTCCCGGAAAGCCGGGTGTTGCACGGCGAACACTGGCGGTGGCAATTCATTGGCTCGAAGCGCAATGCAGGATTGCTCCCCACGGTCCGGTAATGGCCAGCGTCATACTTTCCCTGGTGGTGCCGGCCGCAGCTGACACACGGCAGTTCTGCGTCACGGGCGCGCACCCAAGCGTTGAATGCCTGCTGCGTGTCTTTGAGGTGATCCGCCCTGCTCTTCAGCTTCTCCTTGCGGACCTTGATCTCGCGGCGCCCTACTTCTGCCAGTGCCTTCCCGGCGATCGCCCGGCCCTTCTCCGACTTGCCGTGCGCAATGGCGCACTCGATCTCGCCGCAAACCACCTGCGATTCGCGCGTTTTCGTGAACATCACACGGCACTCTGGGCAGCGCTTGCGACGTGGGCCGCCGGATGCGAGCGGGGTCTTGCGTTGCAGTGGAGTGCGCTTCATGCCTTCGCCTCCCAATCCCAGTGGAGCCTTGGGTTAACCGGCGGGATGCATTCAAGCGTCTGGAGGTTCAGCAGCGTGAAGTGCCCGTCCATCCATCCACCGGTATCGATGTGATAGACGTTGCCGAGAATCGCGGGCTGCCGCAGAGGGGTATGCCCTACAATCACAGCCCTTACGCCGGCCACGCCGCCTTTGTTTTCGTCGGTGATGCGCTTCCTGGACCACTGAAGCATCGCAGCGATGTGCTCGGACTCCGCTGCTGGGCCATCAAGCGCAGCAATCATCTCTGCCCAGCTACCGCGTGGCACGTCGGCATGAACGATGCCAATGAGGCCCCGAGCCGTTTCAACCTCAATTACTAGTGGCAGGTCTTGCAGGATGCTTGCGTAGCAGCCCTGCTCCACACTGGAAAGTCCGTAAAACCATTGGCCGCCGTTGATGAAGTGCATCCCGCACTGATCGCTGGCGCGCCCAGCAGCGTGAGAATCAACCGTCATCTGCTCGTGGTTGCCCCGAACCGCATGAAACCAAGGCTTGCGGAGAACCCATTCATCCACATCGAGCGACTCTGGCCCGCGATCAACCACGTCGCCAACACTGAACAGTCGGTCAACGGCAGGATCGAACCCGGCCGCATCAAGCGCAGCCTGCAACCGAGTGAAGTGGCCGTGAATGTCGCCAACCGCGAAGTCTCGGCCGGCGGTGTTGATCTCAAATCGCTTTATCTTGTTCATGCCACTTCCTTAAACGCTTCGAACTCGGCCATTTCGGTCAGGCGCTCTTCGGTGAGGGTTGGCCAGTCGTGCAGCACCAGGTACGCGCAGCACTGGCGCCAGAAGTCTTGGAATGTCTCCTCCCCCATCGAGTCGTACGAAAGGCTGCGGGGCGTCTTGCGGGTGAGCTGGCCCAGGCCAGGGATGTCGAAAGCTTCCTCGTCGCAGTAAACGCCCGACTCCAGCTGGAGGGCCTTGATCGCATCGTGGGACTGCTTGCCAGAGAAACGGTCGATGTTCTGGCTCAGCACCCGGCCAAGGCCGTGGACCAAACCATTGAACCGTGGGTTGCGCGGCTGCTTGAGGTCGGCGCGGATCTTCGCGTTCATTTTGAACTCACGCTCACGCAGGATCGACCGGTCGGCGTCGGAGGACGGCACGAACGCTGCCACCTCCTTGCCGGTGGCAGGATCGACCAGGCGGCGCAGCACCAAGTACACGGGCATTGGGCGGGGTTTGGCTGGCTTGGTCATGGCCGACCTCCCGCTTTAACCCAGCGACGGACGTAGAATTCACAGCCGCCCGTAAGGGCCACGCCATTGGCCTTGCCGAGATGCGTTTTAGGCGTCCCACAGCCGCAATGGCAAGTGGGTTGGCGACCGCGGCGCTTTGGGCGCACTTCCATGTACAGGATATGCTCGGAAAGGCCCCCGACTTGACCCCATCCAGCAGTGCCGCCACGCATTGCGGCAGATCGGGCCGCCGACGAAAGCTGATTTAGGTCGGTCATGGCTTTTTTCCCCATGGCAAGAACGCTGCCTTTGCAAGCATTTTCATTTCAGCAAAGCCGCTACGGTTCTCCCAAAGGATTACGGCAGCGAAAATGAAAGGCGCCAAAGGAAGCATCACCAGGCAGAAAGCACGCGCGCCCAACGGATACTTGATCATCCACGGCCGGATACCCTTCGGATTGAAGGTCGGAATGCTCATGACTGCTCTCCCTTTCCCATGGCAGCGCCGGCGAATGCACGCGCCTTCGGACAAGGCAATCCAAAGTGGCCGCCCCATTGGCCGCAGACCAAGCAACCATCCGCGTATGCAACGTAAACGTCAGGCTGAGGATTCATGTCTAGCACCCTGGCCATCTGCCAGAACCTCCAGCATTTGGCGACCATCGGCAGGCGGTAGGTGTCACCCATCCGGTATTGAACGAACTCCGCTACTGACATTTCGTGAGCTTCGGCGTATGCCTTTTCAAAGTCTTCTCGGCGTAGCGTCATGTCCGTTGCTCCGCTGCTTCTGCGATCAACGCCATGCGCTCCAGGCGCTCGGTGGCCTGGCTTGCCAAATTGAGGCAGTCCGCCTCATCCACCACCGGCATGCACACGAAACGAATACCGTGCTTGACCATGGCGTTAGCCATCTCAAGGGATTGGCGAAGCTGTGCTGGGCTTGCTCTCTTCATGACTGCAGCTCCCTTGGCACGCTTACGGTGTCGCCGAGCAATGAAACAACTACGGCGCGGCACTCTTCCAAGCCCAGTTCTTTGGACGGGCCGTAGGGATGAAAAACCTCCTGCTGATCAATGCCGTCCATGCCGACACGAACGTCTTGCAGAAAAATCGTGCCGAATACCCCACCGACCAATTTCCAGTCAGGGCCATCGCCGTGATATGCGGTAAGCACGGCCCAATCCAGCGCAGCGCCGGACAGGTCTTGCGTATTAACTTCTACGAATTCGCTCATGTCCGTTGCTCCATGGTCTTCTTGCCGAACTTAGCCATCAGCAGGGCGCGGGCCGACATGCCGTCTGCCGGGATGCCTTGCTGAAGGATTTTTGCCTGGACCTGCTGGTCGGCCAGCTCGTTGGCGAGTTCGAATTCCGTCTTCTGGCTGTCGTGGCCGATCCCGGTGAGGATCTTCCCGTCGAGCGGCTGGCCTTCCTGAGCGCGGCGGATCACCACGGCGTAGTTGTGCTCGAAGCGCTGGCGCAGGCCCTTGTCTTCCTGTTTTGCAGCGCGCAGGTCGAACAGGCCGGTGGCAATGGCTGCGATCTTCACGCCCTCATGGCTGTAGACGGCCATCAATGCCTCCACCCATGCGTCAGCGCTCGCTGGCAAGCCGAACGCCTCAGGCCCAGGCGTGCACCAGCCTATGAACTGGCCGACGCTTGGCGCGAACGGGGAGCCGCTTTTCCGGCACTGCTCGATTCCATAACGGATCTGCTCCAGAGTGCGGATGCCGGCGGCCATGAAACCCATCGTCCAGTTGCGCATTGCTGCGGCCTTGGCCTTGTCGTCTGGCCATGCCTGCTTGTGGGCCGGGAAGATGGCCTGCAACTGGCGGAACAGGCGCTCCACCACTTCACCGGTGGCATCATCCACAACGCCCAGCTGGGTTACGGTCTGCGCCGGGGCCTGATAAGGGGCGGCGGTGGCCAGGGCCCGTGCTGCACCTGGGATCATCTGAGTGACTGTTTTCATAGGTCATCACTCGTATCGGTGCGCCACGACTGATCGTAGAAGTCCGGCCCGTTGCCGACAGTCCTGCCACCCGCCACAACCTTGTCCGGGAACAGACCGGTCCAGCCATTGCTGATGGACTGGTTGATCACGGCGTCAGCGTCGTGGTGGCCTGCCAGGGTCTTGGCTTGCTTGGCGCAGGTGGTGGCGGTCAGGGTCTTGCGGATCTCCTTGCGGTGCTGGCACCAGTCGGCCCATGCCGAGTCGCTCACGTTGCAAGGTTTGGCGGTCAGCGGATCGAACTTCACAGCCTTCGCCTTGGTGCGCGAGGGAGCTTTAGCGACCGGTCGCTCTACTGGTTCAATGACTGGTTCAAAAGAGTGACTGGTTCTGGTGCTTTCTGGGCCTACAGGGGGTGTAGGCTGTGGGCCTACACCTGTGCTTTTTGGGCCTACAGGTGTGCTTTCTGTGCCCACACCCCCAAGGGTCAGCAAATAGAGGTTCGACGAGTTGCCTTTCGGGCCATCGCGGTTCTCGATTTTCAGCAGACGCTGCTCTTCCAAGTGCTTGATATGGCGGCGAACAGTGCTGCGGTCGATCTCGCATTGGTCGGCAATGTGCTGGTAGGACGGCCAGCACTCGCCCACGTCGTTAGCGTTGTCAGCCAGCTTGATCAGCACCAGCTTGCGCAGCGGGTTACCGACCTTGGTCTTCATGGCCTTAACCATCAGCTCCATACTCACGCTGCACCCCGCATAGCCTTTTCATGGGTGAACAGGCCGTCCCAGGTCTTCTTCATGGGCAGCTCACCGGCCAGGTACAGGTCGTACAGGCGTGCGGCGCCCTTCTTCAGCAGAACAGGCGTGTAGGAGATGAAAGGGTCTTTGCCGTGCGGGGTGACTTCCACCTGGTGTTCGGTCATGTACTTGTCTCGGGCGTACGAACCCACACGGTGACGCAGGCCGGACTTGCTCTCGTTGTAGAGCCAACTGCGCGCTTCCAGGTACTTGCCCACCTGCATGACGTTGACCCCATTGAGGCCCTTGCAAAACTGGGTGTGGGTCATACCTTCTTTGAAAAGGTTCTCCAGCGAGTGGATCTTCGTGGCTTGCTGCTCGACCTGGGCTGTGAGCATCAAGCGGGCCTTTTCAGACTCCATGGCGATCTGCAGGATTTCGATGGTGGAGAGCGGCTGAGGCTGAGCCACCTGTGACTCAAGTTCGTGCCAGCGGCGAATCACGGTCATGCGCATAGCGGCGCTGTAGCCGGTAAGCAGGCAATCTGTGTGCTCGCGATCGAGCAAGTATTCGGTCTGCTCGCGGTTCAGCGGGTCGAGGTAGATGCATCCAAAGCTGGATGCATCCTCGCCAAGCTCTTTCAGCAACGCGAGAACGTCGCGCTTCACATGAAAATGCGCCTTTCCGGTCAGCTCAGCGATTTCCCGCGTCGACATAGTTTTGCGCGCCACGTTTTCAGCAATCGAAAAACGTGGCGCGGAATTGATTGGGGTATTGATCGTTTCTGTTTGATGGTGCATGATTTGCTCCACAACGCGTTGAAGAGAGCCGGGTCACTACCCCGGCTTTTTTTTGCCTTAAATTTGGCAGAGGCCCTCTGGATTACCCTTAAGAGTCCCTGCTAGAGGCCCTCATTGGGGTAACCAACTGAAGGACCGTTGCCTTCTTCCTGCCGACCTCTGAAAGCGCCCCGCTTGCGATTGACGTTTCCATCATTGCGTTGATGGCCTGGGCGAAACTCCACCCGTTCTGGCGCATCAACCCCTCCACTGCTTGCCGCGTTCTAGGCGGCAACTTTTCAAGCTCAATGCTCATTCGGGCCTCCAAAAGGCCTCTAGCCCGCGATATCTTCTTGTTTGTCCTGCATGAGCTCTTCGATGACACCGTTGGAAACTGCCCACTCGATGATTTCGTAGAGATACGTGGCGTGCTGCATACGGGTTTTGCTGGCGGCTTTACGCAGAATCCGATCAAGCACTGGTTCGAAACGAACCTTCACCGGGATGGCGCGCTTTTGATTGGGGTCCATGTACATACTTCGATGCTCCTGGCTGATGAATTGGGTTTAAGCAGCAATTGGGTAGAGGTCGGGACGCAACTCGTGCCGAGGCACACCGGTTGCATTCTCGATTCGAAGTGCCTGACGTGCGGGTACACCCCTGGCCTTCCAGTAGGAGACCGCCATAGGAGTGACTCCCAGGAGCAAGGCAAGGGCTTTGCCGGAACCGGCAGCCAAAATTGCGCGTTCTAGAGGTGTTGGTTTCATAAACATTCCGCCGTCGGCGAGTAAACATAACTCAACGATACGTTTATTTAATAAACATAGCAACACGAGTAAACTTTCTGTTTATGAAAATCGAACATTCAGGCGACCGCCTTAGGCAATTCACCGCACCCAGAAGCATCACGCCCACCTGGCTTGCGGATAAATTTGGGGTGTCAACTCAATCGGTGAACAACTGGTTCAGTCGCGGCGTGCCCAAGAAAGACCTCTATAGGGTCAGTCAGGAACTGGGTATTCGTTTTGAGTGGCTCGACAGTGGCGACGGCCTTCCCTTGATGGAAGGCATTGGTGATGCGAGGGATCGAGACGCATCTGGCTCGCTGTCAGAGATTGAGGCGTGGGATGACGACACCCCGCTTAGGCCTGACGAGGTTTGGCTCCCCTTCCTGGAAGAGGTTGAGCTTGATGCCGGCCCTGGTATGTTTGCAGTAGAAGAGAGTTCCAGCGCAAAACTGCGTTTCTTCAAGCAGGATCTGCGCCGCAACAACGTGCAGTTCGATAAAGCCAAGTGTGTTTCGGTTAGCGGGAACAGCATGGTGCCCGTGCTGCGAGATGGCGCGACAGTTGGCGTAAACGTAGGGAAGAACTCCCTCAAGGATGTGGTCGATGGAGAGATGTACGCCATTAATCACAATGGACAGCTCCGCGTTAAACAGGTCTATCGCCTCCCTACAGGTCTGAGATTCAGAAGCTACAACCGCGACGAGTACCCTGACGAGGACTACACGTTCGCAGAAATCCAAGAGCAGCAAATCTCCATCATTGGTCACGTCTTCTGGTGGGCAATGTTCTCCTAGCGCCAGTTCACGCTAACCAATCAAGCCCGGCCAAGCGCCGGGCTTTTTTGTGCCCGCGATTTGACCTTCCCGCCGTCCCCGCCCATGTCGTCCTGGCAGCCTCAATAAACAAAATAAACATTTTGTGTTGACGCGTTTATAAACGTGTTGTTTACTAACCCCATCGCAGCGACTCAAGAGGGACTGCGAAGGGCCTCAGGGCCTGACCGCTCTTTAACAACATGCGCCATGCACGATTACCCGGCGATTCGCTGGGAGGTCAGCCCCGGCTATCACCTGTGGGGCGAGAGGAAGTCAGGTGAACAAAACGCGCTGCCACTACTGGTGACCGGCGACAGACAGGCCCGAAAGCCTGCCAACGATGGGATACCCCATACGGCTGTCGAGGTGTTGACCGAACTGGCGAATGACCTGGTAAGCGGCGCGGGAAGCACCCCACAGATTTACTGATGCCGCTTCTATGAGGCGGCATTGGAAATCAACGGAGGGCAAGACGATGGCCTACTACAAGACAAGCGATGCCGGTGTTCTGGCGGCTTGGAAGGCGTACAGAGAAAGCGCGGATCGTTTGCAGGTGCAAGGCGAAGAGTTTGCCAAGCGCTTTGTGGGCGCCACCGCGCTGTTCCAAACCAGTATGCACAGCGGTCGTAACTTCTACGGCCTGAAGTTCAGCCCAGCAATGCCACAGCCGCTGTGGACGAAGCCAGACCCAAAGGCTGATAGCTCGCAGTTCCCTCGTTCAAGTCTGCCGCCGGGCACCAAGGGCGAAGAGCGCAAAGCGTTGAAGCTTGAGCTGGAAAAGCTTCAGGAGGAATTCAAGGCTCATAAGCCAAAGGATAAAGCTGACCTACAGCCATTCCTGGATGCAATGGGGCTTGGTGGCGGCGCTCTGTTCTTCAATGGCTACAAGCAGGTCGTTACACCCGGCTGCATCTACATCAGCACCTCTGCCAAGCCCGGCGGCGTGCTGACGGAAATCCTCGGTAGCGAGTTTGAGGCTGCTGAAAAAGCCAACCCCTGACAACCAGCGCCAAAGCCAGCCTGGCTATAACTGCCCGATCCTCTCTATGAGAGCGCATCGGGGTGTGATTTGGAGTTTGCCTCGGCGGATCAGGGGCGCCCTGCGTGCGGGGTGGTGTCGACTAGGTAGCGCTGCCGAAATCGACGTAATTCTTTTGGGTTCGAATCCCTACCAAATCACACCCCGATGCGGACGAAATCGCGGCCTATAACCGCCCACCTGCATCACCGGCGAATAGCTCAACCCGCATTGCGCAGGGTCAGCGCCAACCTGGTATTGGCGAGCTACCTCGATCTGGCACGAGCGCCGTGACAGCCGGGAAAGACCGGCACTCTTCCCCACCTCTATTACGTCAGCACTCCTCCCCCGCGCCCATCGGCAACCAGCGGGAGGCATGAGTGTTGACGAATACAGGTGAACCAACCACTGAGGTATCTGCAATGCGACCAGTTATGACCATGGCCCCGATATGGGAAGGCAACAAGAAAACCGGCTTCAAGGATCTTCGGGAAGGCCGCTTCCACCAATGGGCTGGCGAATACGAAGAGTTCGAGTCGGGCCCAGGCAACTACACCGTCGCACTTGTTGAGTTCGCAGACGGATCCATCAACACGGTGATGCCTGATTGCATTCGATTCCTCGATGGAGAAGAAGCCAAGTCGGCGCTGATAGATGAAGCCATTGCAAGCATGTGCAGAAAAACGCTCTAACCGGTTGAACCAATGAATGGAGAGAGTCATGCCTATTGATGATGGCGGATCAGCCTTCCCGGCTACCGAAGCGAATTATCACAACGAAAACATGCGTGGCGAAGGCATGAGCCTGCGCGATTACTTCGCGGCGAAGGCAGTTGTGAAGATCGCGCCGAGCTTTGGAGAAATCGGCGAGCTTGCAACTGCCGGGCATGAGGTCGAAGAAATCCTTCAGCTTGCTGCGAAGTATTCCTACGAGATTGCCGACCACATGCTGGCCGCACGCTCCGCCTAACCCCAAACACTGGAGGTCGCCATGGCCGAAGAGCTTGTAGCTCACGTATGCAAGATCTGCGGCAGTGCCTGGCCCAAGCGGAAAAAGGCAAAGCTGCACGTCAACCTCAAACACCGCGACCGCGTCTACGCCCAGCACGGGCCTGGGCAGCACGTCGATTACCTGTGGCTGGACCTGGAACACTGGAGGCGACCATGAACGCAGCATTGAAGATATGCCAGGAGCGTTACGACGCTCAGTTGCCGCCTCCAGTGAGCGAGTCGGCTGTGGAGATTGCCCGCAAGGAGTGGCTATACAACGCCACTGAGCAGTTGGTGCGGTTCGGCGCAGACGTGAAGGTTCAGCTGCGCATGAGATCGCCGCAGTGCGTCACGGTTGCCCAACTGGCACTGGCGGCGGATGAACTGGCGAACAGCCGGCAGGCGAGCTGTGAGGTCGGCACACCAGCACTCGGCTGGCTTCTTATCGCCAACAACTGCGGGCGAGCTGACAAAGATTCGACAGCCGAACTGCTCGGTCACAGCGACCACCCCTTCGGCAAGCTTGGCGAAATTGCAGACGCCCTACTTCGGCCCCTCGCTGACGATGCACTGGCCGCCCAGGCTGAGGACGATGAACTATGAACACCCCTACCGCCCTCGCCCGCCTAGGCCTGGAAATCGCCAAGATGAAGAAGTCGTGCACACCGGTGCCGGATCGCACCTTCGTGATGGGCATGATCGAAATGGCGGAGTTTGCCGAATTGGTCGACACCCCGACCGCCAACCGTTACCGCGATGCGCTGGACGCCAAGTTCGTCGAGCGCAATACAGAGCTCAAGAGGGCTGTCGCATGACTACCGCACCGGTTAAATCACTGATCGACGAGCAGATCGCTGAGATCGAGCGCAGCCTGACCATCCTCGGCGCCGGCCTGCCGCGCGACCTACCGGTATCGGCACTGCCGCCGAAACTTGCTGCTGCGATCAAGGGCGGTCGGATTGCGGTGAGAGTTCGGCAATGACCACCCACCAGCGCACCCGGCGCCTACTCATCTGGCGCGGCTCTTTCCCTGTCCTCGCCTTCTTCACCTTCCTGATGTTGCTCAGCGCCCTCGCTGATCGAATCACCCAGTAATCAACACCTTCAATCGCTGCGAGCATCGCGGCAGGGAGTCACCGTGTCCGCACAACAGCAAGTAATCACCATCGACGACATCAGCGCCGACAACGCGCCTGCCATTTACGTAGCCGGTGGCCTGGGCCAGTTCTTCGAGGCGGTAAAGGCAGAAGTCACCGGAGAGGTGCCCGATCTGACCACTGTGAAAGGTCGCGCTCGCATCGCTTCCCTGGCCGCAACGGTGAGCAAGTCCAAAAAGGCAGTCGAAACACCAGGCCGCGACTACCTGAAACGCCTCAAGGAAATGCCCAAGGTGGTCGAGGCTGAGTTGCGCGAGTTCGTGACCAAGATGGACAACCTGCGCGATGCCACCCGCCAACCCCTGACGGATTGGGAGGATGCCGATCAGGCCCGCAAGGACAGGCACGTTGACGGCATACAAGCCATAAAGGACTTGGCCGTTTTTGAAGAACCCCCGGCCGCCACCCATGTTGCCAAGATTATTGCCGACCTTGAGTCGGTCGAAATCAACGACTCTTGGGAAGAGTTCCTGGCCGAAGCCGCCCAGGTGAAAGACCAGACTCTGGCGAAGCTGCGAACCCTGCACACCGAGCGCATCCAGTATGAAGCCGAGCAGGCAGAGCTGGCCCGCCTGCGTGCCGCCGCCGAAGAACAGGCCCAGCGTGACCGCGATGCAGAGATTGCACGGGTAGCCGCCGAACAAGCCCGGCTCCAGGCCGAGCAGCAGGCACAGGCCGAGCGCGAAGCGGCCGCCCGCCGTGAGCAGGAGCTGTTAGACCAGGCAGCCGCCACTAAGCGCGCCGCCGCACAAGCAGCACTGGACGCGGAAGCGGCTGCCGAACGCCAGCGCCTGCAACTGGAACTACAGGCCGAACAGGCACGCACAGCGGCAGCCCAGGCAGAAGCAAGCCGTGTCGCTGCCGAACAGCGCGCCGAGCAAGACCGACTCGCGGCCATCCGCCGACAAGAGGAAGCCGTGGAGCAGGCTCGACTGGCTGAGGTTGCCCGGGCGAACGCAGCGGCAGACGAAATCCTGCGCCAACAGCAGGAACGCCAGGCTGACGTAGCGCATAAGTCGAAAATCCTGGGCGAAGCCAAGCAGGCTTTGATCGGCATGAACATCAGCGAAGAG